TAATATGAATATGTCTTGTTTGTAGATATACTTTTAGCAGTTCGCTACATATATTTTCTAATTTCCCTCTTACAAATTCATCCACAGGTTTAACGGGTGGATTCACATTCAATCTCCTCTGTCTCCACTGTCTCCACTGTAATGCTCCAAAACTCTGGTCTGATGATGTATCATGATCATTCATATTTTCTCCTATAAATTGTCAGATTTCAAAAAGAGGTAATCAATATACAAATTTTGTAGTGTTGTCCTCCCATGTTTTTGTTTCATTTGTCGTCGCTTTGTAATGCTCCACTCACCCAACAAAATACGTGCTTGTCGTCGTTCTATCTCAAGCGCTCGTTCCTTCTTTGATATATCAGTTGGCAAATCCTTCATAATATTGGGACGCTTCTTTAATTTCTTTTCCTTCTTTTTCCTCTTCTCGGCGTTCTTAAAAATATCATTCATCCAGTTATTTTGGCGATCATAATGTTCAACTTTAACATCCTTGGCGCGAATATCATAGAATCCATTCTCCAATAATACGGAGTGTTCTATAATTTTTCCATTTCGTCGGAAGGTTATTTTTGTTAGTTCAATTGATACATATTCCCCAAAATACCCACGTGCTTGGGACGCCGAATAAACAAATTTATTACCAACTTTAGTAAGTATGTCACCACGTTTCAATTTTAAATTGTGCGCTGGGGTTCCGGGATACACTTTTGATATTAAAACTCCGGGTGGTTTCGTCCCCAAAGTTGTAAGTCCATTTTTCTTGTATGATTTTAAAGATGGCGCTTGGACTTGAACTCCCAACATTGGATAATGAGCACTCCTGTTTATATTGAATTGATACCATATTGATCGAGCAGTGTTGCTTGGGATCGAAAATGCGAATGTCATATCATCCGTAACCATGCTTGTAATACCGATAACTTTTCCTTGTGAGTTGTATAGCGCTCCGCCGGAGTTTCCGCCCATGATAACATTGTCCGTCATGATAAGATTATCATAGGTCGCTGGATAAGGCATGTTTATCTTTCTTAATACACCAGAAACAATGCCAGAAGTTATGGTCCTATCGTAAACCCTTGGGAATCCGATTGATACGACAGCGGACCCAGGCAAAATATCATTTGAATTTGAAAATGATACTTTGTAATTATCCGGCAGAGGAAGCGAAATTTCCGCTGAGGGAATTATCCTTAATATTGATACATCCTTGGAAGCGTACACCAATGATATTTCTACATTTGCTTCACGACCATCAAATAATTGTATGGCACCACTTTCTTTGTCGTATAGAGAACTCTTATTTGATTTTAAAACGTGAGCGCATGTTATGATATATCCCCGGACATTATCTACAATGAAACCGCTACCAGTTTTTCTCAACTTCTTTGTTTTTCCGATACCATGTTTTTGGAGAACTGCGACGTTCCCAAATTCAACACGCTTATACACATCATGTAGATCGTGTGAGGTTAACGACATTAAACTACATAAAAATAAAACTATTGTTCTTATTACAAAATTCATCATATCCCCTAATCATTCTCAATTTTTTCTAAACTTGTTATTTTGCCATCTATATCAAATATTGCTTTAAATCCATGCTCTTTTAGCGTCATAGCAGAATGAGCAGCACCAAATTTAAAACCATCAATAAAACTTCTTTGAAGCGTACCAGACATAGCGACTGTAAATGCGTGTGCTATATGGTGTCTCATGAATTTGAGACCAACAAAATTAGCAAGAATCATTAACAACAAAAAACCAACTACAAAATACCACTCAATAAACATAATGTGTCCTAACTTCGTTTTGTTATAACAACCGTTTCTCTTCCGAGTTTTGGATCGAATATCGCTTCGAAAGTTTTTCCATTTATAACGCTTGTATATAATCGTTCATTATACCAGATTGTCTCTTTTGGACTCTCTTCCGACAAATCTGTAAATAATATAGCATGTTCCCTTCCATGTGGGAACTCAATTGATAAAATAATGGACGATGTTTCAATGTCCATTGATCTAACTTCAGCGGGAAAACTTATCCCATCAACGCTGACATTTATTACTCTATCCTCAAACAGCATCTTGTACCTTTGGTGCTCGTGGCGCCAATAGTCCAGGAAACGCTTCTTCAACCAACTTTAAATTTATTGATTTCTGCTTAATTTTCCTGTCAATGCAAATCTGCAAGAGCAATTCCGCTTCTTCCGGTGAAACGGATTCGATCATTTGAATAAAAATCTGTTCCCTTTTGGATTGTCTCAGTCCCTCATATCCTGGATAGTTTTTAATCATCACCTTTAGTTTTTTAGATACTTGGTGTAAATGATTATAATTGTATCCCGTTGGAACAATGCTTTTTGTATATTCCGGTCGTGTATCGGGCAATTCGATCTCAACTTGAGGGTGAAGTGCTACGTATAGTATTTGTCTTAGAGAAGGACTATCATGTTCCCGTAGAACTTTTACTCTATCAACCGTCTTTCGCTTCTTCCTGATTTGTTCAAAAATGTCTGGTATTGATAATCTAGCCATTAGTTATGCTCCTGGGTCTGAATCCCTCAATGTCATCTAACAGACTATTTATACCCGACGAAATAAGGAAATTAAAGGTTTTTTGCATATTTCCCCTAACAGGGTACAAACTCTGTTTCAAAATCTGTACGATTATGTCCTTTGGTGTATTTCTCAAATCGATCATTGTCCGATTTCTAATAATTTGTTGCTGGATCGTTGGATCTATCTCAGCAAATCGCCCAGACTCCATCAGTTCTGTTAATTCAAGTCTCCTCTTCTTTGTCAGTGTCGTCTGTCGTTTATTTTCATCCGAAAAAACATCATCCGGCGATAATACATTTGGCACGCCGTCGCTTTTGTCGCCGGATAGAATTAGATCCTTCAAATATTCCGTTGGATTTTCTTCGATAAGAAATTTCTTTTCCCTTGGACAAAACTGATCGACATGATCTAATTCTTGGAGCGCTCGAAAGTCCTTGTCTCCTGATACAATTAGAACGGGTTCATTCCTTGGAACTAATTTACCCTCTTTATTAATCATATATCGACTTAGCACGCCTATAATATCATCCGCTTCCGCCATTGTGACAGAAATGACCTTATATGGAAGATATTCATATATATTTTTTAAAGTCAAATCAAAGATTCTAAATGCTTCAGTCCAGTCGATATCGCTTGCGTCCCTATCCAATTTCCTTTTAAATTTGTATTGAGGGAATGACAACTTCCTCCAATTTAATTTGGAATCACAACATATAAATATTTCCCCGTATTTTTCTCGGTGATCCTTATTATATCGCCGGATTGATTTAAACGTCAGTTCTCGAAATTCACGTTCGCCGAAAACTCCCTGACTAATTTGCATCATCATATTCGCTTTCATTATTTGACTGAAATCGATCAATATCATAAAAAATTATCCAATCCCTTAGCGGATTTTTTGGTTTTCACTGGTTTCACTATGTTTTTCAAAACCTTCTTTTTAGCAGGTTTCTTCGTCTTTTTCTTCTCTTTCTTGCGTGATTTCTTGATCTTATCTATCTCTGAAAAGATAGTATCAATGTATTTTTTGTAACGTTTTAATTCAGGTTTTGAGAGGAAACTATAACTCTCTTTGAGTTCTTTATCCCCGCCAGAAATAGACCCTCTCAGTTCGTCCCTAAGCGATTCATAGGTGGTCAAAATATAGTTAAAGTAACCGTTCTTAATTGTTCCGAGGAAGGACTTTAGATCGAAATCGTCCGTTTCTTTACATCCATTCTGTATAAAGTTGTCTATCTCAGCATCGATTGTTGATACATATTCTCGAGCATATTTCTTCATCCTATCTTGTGGCGATGTCTTCCTTCCGTCAATTTTCTCATCGTTCGCTGTATCGTTAGAGATATATTTTTCCGGTCTCAATTCCATATCAGCGACTCTGTTTGTAAATTTGCCAGTTTCATCGACGATATTAGCGCCGCTAGATATCATGTGACAGATCCAACCTACAGATGCCATAATTTTATTTTCACAAAACTTCTTTGCAATTTTTGCTGTTTTTGCATCTCCTGTGAGTTCAAAATACTGGATTATGAATTTCTTTGCGTCCAGTCTAGAATGATTGTAATTATACCAATTGAGCGCTCGAAAGATTTTTGGGTCGTCTAATTGTAATTCATCATCAGTCCATTGAATAGATTCCCCATGAATCATCTTCCCAGCAACATCAATTTTTGTTTTTTGATTTGTCCTCTTGATCGCAGGCTTTGTCATAACAAAAATATACTCCTCTCAGAATCAAACTCATGATTCTCTTCAATCATTTTGTATCCATATGGATTGCTCAATACATTAGTTTTCCCGATCATATAATTATTTGTATGGTGCACATGACCATGAATCCAAATTCTGGGTTCTGTTTCCAAAATAAAATCATCCAAAAGGTCGGCATAAGCATAGTTTAAAATAGCACGATATCCACCTTTAAATGAATCAGCAATTGATTGTTGGGTCGGTCCGTGGTGTGATATTACAACACAACCAGGTTTTATGTTATCCTCAAAAAATGATTTGTGTGAAGCGTGAATAGTTGTCCATATTCCAGGCCTGAAAAGTTGTCGATTTCTTCCATACGTTATGTATTGAAAATCATTCATATTTGTTTGTGCTAGCAACTCTACATTAGGATCTTTGTTATACATCGAAGTCCACAGAGTTGCACCGACAAAAAGTTGTTCATTGATTATGACAGTGCCAGGATTCAAAAAATGGAAATTGTCTTTCTTTGTTTCCCATTTCCGAATTTTAGAGTTGACTCTGTCTATGTTAAATCCATAATACTCATGATTTCCGGGTACATATATTACAGCGAGAAATCTATCACACATTTTGAATACAAAATCTTTAGCATTTGTACCCACATCAATATCGCCAGCAAGAACTAAAACAGTCTCTTTGTCTTTCTCAGACTCTGGGACTTGAAAACTTAGTTTTTTCCGCCTCCAAAATTCTAGGTGTAGATCGCTCATATATCGGATTTTCATTTCAACCTTTCCCAAAGTTTATACCACACTTTAATTATAAGACTTTTCTACCACTTTGTCAACCCCAAATTTACAAATATAATAAGAATCTATTATATCAGAAATTGGTCCCTTTGATCCATCTGTCATATCGAAGAGTTTGAGTAATTCTGGTCCATTATCCATAGTCTCAAAAATGAATTGTTTATTTGCATTTCCCCTGTCTATGCAGTGTTTTTTCCACGCAGTTGAAGGAACGGTTTGATACGGGATATCCCATATAGTCAGTCCAAGTTTTAGGATAGCACCATTTTCAGCGAGTATGGTTGTGGATCGTGAGTTTCTGGAGAAGGCGTAATCTTCTATAAATGATTGATTGACGCCCTCCTCTTCCATAATATTTGTCACCCAATCAGCGATACGCTTGTACCACAATATCGAAGGTTTGTCTTTATATTCCTTTCTTGGGACATGTAATCCAAAAATATTCTTTGTAGCGATTTCCTTTTTCTTTGATTGTGTCATATAGTAAAAAACACAATTATCAAAACAAAAACCATCTTTTCCATGTTTATCAAGATTAAAAATACAAAGGGCTGGGCCCTCAACCGAGTAATCAATTCCGCATATTATCATGCAGTTATTTATTTACATTGATTTTGGGTATTACTCCTTTACCATCTTATATCCCAAAGATTTAGCAATTTTCTCTAATTCTTCAAATTTCAATGTAAAGGAAATAGCTTCAATAGACCCATAACTGTCATAACCTGGAGAAGATCTTATTTCGACTGGATCGCCACCGGTGTCATTAGTTATAATGACCATTTCTGATTCATTCCAGTCTTTTTTGTTTATTACAAAGTTTTCCATTTGGTTGTCCTTTCTTTAACCTTCATACTACTATTATAAGGGTTTTAGACCGGTTCGTCAAGGGTAAATTGAATTAAATGTCAACTATTTCACAAGAACCATCAGCAGCAGAACAAGCGAGCGCTTTGCTTCCTGTCGTGTTGTCCTCAAATTCATATTCTGAAAGTTTACCCCAGTCAAAATTCTCCGGCATTCTGTTCCTCAATTCCTCGTACTCTTCTTCTGTACAATCTTGATATGGCGCCTGTTGATACACATGATCGGAAAATGGTAGAAATGCGATTCCGGATATATTGTCGAAATGATCCCAAACCCAGGAACCGACTTCAAACCATTCATGTTCCTTCACGCTTACAGTTATTGATGGTTTATGTTCGCACCAATGATCCTGATATACTTTCCACAATTCCAATTGCTCTATCGCTGTCTTATCAGTTCTCATAATCGCATCATCGGGCGATTTTATGGGAAAAGAAAAAATCCAGGTTGATTCGGGTGATCTTACACAGTTCTCATGTGGAATACCTTGATCCACCATCATTTTCGCCAATGGATCAATTTTTGATGTTCTCACAGTCCGAATATAATACGGGGAATGTCTAGCATGAATCCCGCTTGCAGAGTCGACTAATTGTGATACATTTCCAGACGGTTTTACTGTTGTTATTGCTGTCGCTTGACTTATCCCAAGTTGTTTGGCATATTTCTTATTTGTCTCTATAGCGACATTTTTCAATCTCCCCAATAATCCGGGCAATTGATCCATATTCGAACCATTTAATAATGGATTATCCATGATCCCAGTCAATGAAACGCCGAGCAGTCGTTCCTCTTCACAATTTTCAGTCCATGGTTTTGAAAGGTGGCGGAATTTTGTTAATGTTGATTGATAAGTTCCCATTATAGTCGTTAATCTAATCTTTTCTGCTATCATCTCTTCTGTATCATCCCTACGTACTACTACTTCTGACAGATTGCAAAATTGTTTTGCTCTAAGTATAATTTCAGCACATGGGTTTAATCCGAAATAATGTTCCCATTCTCTGCGTTGATTTCTCGCCGCTTGTTTCTGTAATGCTACTCTATTTACAACACCACGCTCGCCAGATTTTGATCGATACAAAGAAATCCATTCATCCATGAAAGTGCCGATGTCAGGACGCTCCCTATAAACAACCGAATTATTTGCAGCTGATCGGTATGGTGATATCACTTGCCATTGACCAACTTTTGCTGACCTCATTCTATCATCTGTTAAGTCTGATAACGATAAGAGTGCGCTTCTTCTGACGCCTCCACAAACTACAACTTCAGCGATCATGCAAACAATATCATGGCATTCAATTGGATATAGTTTTCGTCCGCTTGCCGTTTGAAAAGAATCTATGGTAAAATTAAATAGAGTTTTGAGAGCATCAGGACCAGCAGATCTTCCTCCAAATGTCTTTAATCGTTCACCCTTAGGTCTGATTTTTGAATAATCTATTTTTGGGATACGACCTGCAACCAAAAGAGATAATAATTCCCTGTATGCTTTACACCATCCAACTTTTGAGTCGGCAACAACTATATTAGTATCAGTATTTTCAAATTCCTCACAAATAGTTGGCAATTTCTTTGTATAATGTTTTTCAACTGAGAAACCTATTCCAGTTCCACACATTAAAATATACAAGATTTCATCGAATGATCTTAGTTTGTCGATTGGGACGTATGCACAATTATAAGCGGCGACATGATCTTTTTCCAGCGCTTTTCCAGCAGACCACATAGCACGCATTGATGGCATGGTTTCAAGTTTCCCAATCCCAGATTTTAAATCCTTCATAGTTTTTTGTGGGATCTTATAATCATATTCTTCGCTCAGATAATTCCCCATAAAACCAAGATATCTATCTATGGTTTCATCGAAGGTTTCTCGTCTGTTGTCGTCTTCCCGCCATCGAGCATAACGGGAAATATGTATAAATGATTGATATAGTGTAGGTAGTTCCATTTAAAAGTCCATTCTGTTACATTCATAATTCCTATCAGGGAATTTGTTATACATTAAATGATACCAAGAAACTGGAAATAATTTGTCGCATATTGGAAATATTTTATTAGCAACATTTTGAGTGTCTTCTTGTGTATCGGGTGCACATCTTAACATACAAAGTCTAGAAAATGCAAGCATTGATCCGGTCCAGATCCATTCAGTCATCATATTTTGAGGTAATACTATCCTCGCTTGTTCTGGGCATACACCTTGTTTTAGCAAAATCTCATAAGTTTCTAGAGCATTTTCGATCGATTCTTTGGGTGTGAAAACACAACCATTTTTTCCATCTTCTATATCACAAATATAGTTGTCGATATCATCATTTGAAAAGGATTCGCTGGACGATCCCTGTTTCTTGTTCTCAGATCTCTTTCGCCATTTTTCGGGTAAATAGAATTCCGGTTCATAATCAACATAGCGCCTGCTGACTTCATTCCAAACTAAACCTATTCGTGTTTTGTCCAATTGTCTAGCGATGAATATTGGCGCTTTCATCCTCAAGGATATAGCATTATGAGCGAATGGGGTCCAATGATTATGGTCCGCAAGATATTTTATTAGTTTTCCATCTTCCGCTTTAATCATTGGAATTTTATATTCGACTTCACTTTCTTTAGAATCCACCCAATAATATGGTTCTGATTCTTTGTTAAACGATACTCTTGCTGAGTTTACAACTGAAAGATCATTTCCCATAACATCAATCAGACACACACTACAATCAACTATCTTCATATTATACCTTTCTCCATGATCCAAATTCATTCATCGCCCGCAGTCCTGATACTGTATTTTCGTTGATGTAACTCAATATCTCGAACTGACTGTGACCGTTCATAATCATGCTATTAATGTCCTTCCCAGAAAATACATCATTAAAAAGACATATTTTATATCCGCTTTCTATAATCTTCTTTATCCGATTTACTATTTCTTTATTCCTCGGTTCATTGTCAAAAATATAGACTAATTCCCGATCTATATCTAAAGTTAGGTCGCTTCCACCCATCGCCAAGCAATTAGGTATGAAGAGCGAGTCTAGTGGTCCTTCGACGACAAATACATGTCGCCTCTTCCAGTTTATCGTATCAAGTCCAAACACTTTAGCGGCATTTTCCTTGACAGTTACTGTTACATATCTCAGTTTTGAATACGCTATGCTCCGTCCCTGGAAGTGTGTCAACTCTCCATCTGAATTTCTAAATGGAATAATGATTCTGGCGTCTTGTGGTAATTTATCCTCATTGTCTGACATCATACTTTTAACCATTTCAGCGAAGTTTTCAGTGTAATAGAATCGATTCAATTGGTTGTATGGGATCATTCTATTCAATAAGTATTCCTTTCCTTTACACGCTGTTACAGCGAGATTATTTGTAAAATTAAACGTATGAACAACCGGTTCTTTTTTCTGTACAATTGTGGGTGGAATGTAATTTGAAATATTCTCTTTCATCCTCTCCATGACATACTCTTCGTGGAGCGGTGGTGAAACTATTCTCATAAAATTCTTAAATGATTTTGATTCCCCACAATTATAACATCTAAAATTGTATCCCGAATGACCAACTTTAAAATAAAAATATCCTCTTGCTTTTGATTCGCTTTCCTGGGAGTCTCCACAGATGGGACAACGAAAATTATACGTTCCAGGTTTTACCCGTCTGAAATGGGGTAATTGAGCGCTCAGCAGATTTATATATTTTTCTTCCAACCATGAGTACATGTGTTACCCAATCTAAAATAAGTCAAGTAATTTAGAACCGGGATTTTCACTCTCGTCTTTCTTGTTTTCTTGTTGAATCTTACCCTCTGCAAACTCCTTTTGCAAGGGTTTTGCATCAGAGTACGGTTGTCCACCGGGCATCAGATCTTCAGCATAATAATACGAATCAAGGGTTTTGACGTAGATTATTTTAGATTTTGAAGAGTGGAGCGTATTCGATTGTTCAATTGGTTGGACACCCGCTAGCGGTTCAAACATGGACGTAGTCCATTTCTCTCTTATAACTGATAAAGGTTCGTCCATTTGTTCTGGATCTATTATATCCGTTAAATGGCATTCCGCTTTTGGATTTGGAGTTCCAAGTCCTAAATTTTCATTTGATTGTATATCTAGCGTTTTTGATGGACACGGTGAACCGATTGCTAGTCGCCCTTTTGAACTCATGACAAATTTTACAGTGTCTGGAGTATCAAAACTCTTGCTTAATTTCCTCTTAGAACCATCGTCCCTTATATCGGGATCTTGAGTAAACCAATCTTTTGGAGGGTCGCTATTGAACTTTACGTGTCCATCTTTGGGATCATCCCACATCCAATCAAGCGAAAAACTCCCAGCATCATATTCTTGCGACGATATAGATAAATCCAAAACTGGGTTACCCTCTTCAGTATATTTCTGAGCATCATCATACGGTCTATCCGTGGGCGTCATATCCTCGGGTTTATACCAATTCCCCCCAAATTCAATCAATTTTACTTTTTGGTTCATCCTCACTATCCTTTTCGTAGAAATCCTTATATTTTTCTATAACCATATTTTGATAGGAAATATAGTCCATTAGAGTTCTCAAGTTTAAAGAAAGCAATTTATAATCTCCACCCTTGAGAGAGAACAGTACTTTCACCTCTTTATCTTTGTCCATATCACCAAAGATCTCTTTTATGTTCTTTTCTGTTACTATTATAAACGAAATGTCATGTAATGTCAAGGGTTTTCTGTCGGGTATTTTTATTGCTGGTCTCGCCATCGTCTTGTTGTCCAAAATCAACTTCTTCACTTCCGGTTTAAGTTCTCGGAAAGTTCTTCGGTGTTTGCGACCACACCCCGTCAGCAATAAAAAATTACACACCAAAATCAGTACAATCAAACTTCTCATTCTTTTCGCCCCCTGTCAATCTCTTTACACATTCATTTAATCTCAAAATCTCTTTGTTTATATATTTCTGAACCAATCCAGGTTTTGCAGCGCCAAGTTCCTCTATAGATTTCTTTCCCCTTGATTCTCTATATAATTTCTCATGCAGTCTCATATAATTATCGATCATAAATTGTTCTCGTTTAAGCAGATCAACAACCGATGAATGAATCTTTGAATACTGTATATCTAATGATTTTTGGTTCTCTATTAATGTCTTTTGATTCTCTTGTAAAATTCTGTTATTAGATGATTCTCGTTGTAGATGTTTTTCTAATTCTGTAATAGTAACATTCAAACTTTGTATGGTTTCCTTATTCGTGTTTATATACGATTTTACTGACAGATAAGCAGCGCCCCCTGCTGACAGAATACTTGCCAGAATTACAAGGTTTTTAAATCCAAAGAAACTTAGAAAACCTTCCGCTTTGCCCGCCATGCTGAATAAAGATCCTATTCCGCTAAATAATCCCATATTATAATGTTCCTTCCTCAATCAACTGATTTTGCTGTCCTAATCGATCGCTCATCATTTCATTCAATTCATCACCCAGAATAGTTTCCTTCTCTAGAAGTTTTTCAGCAAGGTATTCAAAATCTGTTCTATGTTCATCCAAAAGAGTTTGTGCTCTAGTATATTGTTCCTGTGCTATCTTCTGCGACCAATCGGACATAGTTTCAACGTCGGATTCAGATACCATGTGATCTTCATCATACGCAAGGATTAGTGGTCCCATTCCGAATCTTTCAACCATATTTCGAATAGTCGCCGTCGCCATTTTTATATCGGAATAAGCGCCCGTTGTGTAATTATCCTCGCCCGCTAGAAGTTCTTCTCCGACTCTTCCGCCGTAAAGAATACAGATTTCATTCAAGAGTTGTTTCTTTGTCCTGTTGTTAGAATCATCGCTCAAAAAGGAAACAAATCCCAGAGTTTTTGATCGTGGTATTATAGAAACTTTGTCTATCTCTAGATGCTTTTGTAACAGCAAAGCAAGTATAGCGTGTCCAGATTCATGGTATGCTGTGTTCTTTAATTCATTAATATCAGTAGACATTTTCGATTTTTCTTCTGTTCCATGAGATACTCTATCTATCGCTCTGTCCATCATTTCATTATTAACTGATTCCAATTCTTCGGTTACTGTCATAATCGCCGCTTCATTGACGGTATTTCTAATGTCAGCGCCAGAGAATCCTATACACTTCTTAGATAATCTGTCAATATCGATATCACCAGAAATTTTTGGCAGATTATTCAAGTGCAAATCAAAAATAAGTTTCCTTTCCGCTCTATTTGGAAGATCGACATTGATATGCTTATCGAATCGTCCGGGTCTTATTAATGCGGGATCTAGCGTATCAAATCTATTAGTAGCGGCGATTACCATAACTTGTTTGTCTGGCGACCCTCTATCGAATCCATCCATTTCTACAAGAAGTTGGTTTATAGTTTGATCTCGTTCGCTGTCTCGACCAGAACTCCTGTTTTTCCCTATAGCATCCAATTCGTCGATGAATAATACTGCTGGAGCATGTGCTTTTGCCTTTGCGAAAATATCCCGGACTCTAGAAGCGCCGACACCAACGTAAACTTCTACAAATTCAGATGCTGAGCAATAGAAAAATGGAACGTCTGATTCTCCGGCGACAGCACGAGCGAACAATGTTTTCCCCGTTCCTGGTGGTCCATACAGGATACACCCCTTCGGCAATTCAGCGCCCATGTCCTTATATTTCCCCGGATTTTTGAGGAAGTCGACTGTTGTCTGTAATTCCTTTTTTACTTCATGATTTCCAGCGATATCGTGGAATTTTATTACTCGTTGTTCCTTCGTAGCAGCATTTATATTGATACCATAATTCTTGCTTGATGTTTGCATATCATTGGAATTGTTTGATAATCCTAGAGGTTCGTCATAATTACCCCTCAAATTGTTTTGTGATCGTCCAATTTTGAATAACATATAAAGCATGTACAAAATAGCACTACCACCCAGCACAAATATTGGGAAAACGATCCACCAAAACGCTTTCGAAAGACTGATACCTTTGTCGATAGTATAGTTTGTGGATGTCTCGTTTAATTTTTCAATGTATCCTATATAATTTTCTGGAGCGACTGTTATATGTCTCAATTGATTAGCATCGAAATATACAATATTGTCACTGTTAATCTCAACCGATTTTATAGTCTTAGCATCTAATTGTTGTATAAATGTAGAAAAACTTACATGTTGAGTTGGATCGTTATATTTTGCAATTGGAACTAACAAAATAATAAGGAGCAAAATAATTATCGGTATGTAAGAGAGCAATTTCTTCATGTTATAAACCTTTCAAGTTTAATTTAGTTCATCGTCTGTTTTATTTCGTTTTGGTTCAACTGATTCCATTTGTTTTTTGTCTGGTCGAGCAGCGTTAATATAAAAGAATACTTTTTTGAGATAATTTCTTAGTGATGGATGTCTAGTATCGTATCCAAATGTTATCATATAACGAAGCATTGTTGGTGATGCTTGTAATAATTGTCTATCTAATCTCTTTAACGCTCTTAAAGCGCTTCTCTTGTCCCTGTACGCTACTAAGATCTCGCTTGACGTATTGAGAGCGAACGCTTCTATTTCGTCTGGTTTCCCAAAATATGCTTGGATGGAAAACATGTCCTTCAACTCAGAGGAAAACTTAGTGAATTTACCGTGCTTATAAGCAGTTCCATCTGCGAATCCTCGTTTTTGAAACTGGGACATGTGAAGGTATTCATGTTCTAAAGCTTTCGCTATCTCTTCTGAGAAATGAAACCATTGTTCATCCGTCAAAAATAATCCAACTGTTTTATCTTTGACTAAAAACTCTAATCGTATAGATGTATCTCCTTGTGAATCGTCATGCGGGTCGTAACTAGCATTAATAATGATACTGCCGTCATTGACTCGAGCGTCATCCCGAGTTTCAACGTCAGCATCAAACTTTCTTTTAAGTGTTAGTTCTATTATATCCGCAATACGTCTAATTGTCAAGTGTTTTCCAACTATTTTTCGTTTTACACCGCTCAAAAGTCCTTTTACCACCTTTTTGTTTATTACTGTAGCGGTTGTCTCGTTTAATTTCTTCTTTTTCTTCTTTTTGGTTTTCCTGCGTAGTATTTTACCGAGGGCAAGTTTTTTACCTGGTGGTTCTCCAATTGTCCCGGCGACAGCGGGTCCAGTTACATTAGCGATTTCCTCTTCCAACATTTTGAGTATTTTCATGTCAGTTTCTGTCAAACTGGATTCAAAATCATTGTACCGAGTATTCAATAAAAGCGGTGAATCTTCACATTCATACCATCCATCGTTTTCGTGGTATTCTTTTAGAAGAAATGCTGATGCTGTTATAGAGACTAATTTACTGCGTCCGAATGGTCCCAAAGTCCGCTTCAAATTGAATATAAAGACATCTAATAAAGTCAGAGAATCCTTTTCCTCTTGTGTTGTCAGAGTTTTAGATTTTCTAAGTATTTTCCCCTTGTCGTCAACTATTCCCAATTTATATGCTTGAGTCGACTCAATAGGAGTGACCATCTTGGAAATTATTTTGTACAAGACAAATAGACTTGTTGCTGAACCGAGTAACCCTTCATTTAGTATCATAGACTTTCTAGTTTATTATAAACTTCCTCGTTTAGTGGAAGTTCATCAGAAAGCACATGTGTTTCGTTAATGCCATGTATAATTCTGGGCATGTATCCCAAGAATTTCAATACTGCATGTAAAGTTGACCAATGTTCCTTGTCGATCCTAGTAAACCAAATCCTTGTTGCAGCATAACTATCAAACACATTATAAAACGCTATAACATGATTGAGCACTAGTCGTTCTTTGAATTCTCCACTTCTAGTGTATTTATTAAACAATCTTTTAACATACTTGATTCTGTTTATGTCTTCCAAAAAATCATCATAACAAGTACACTGAGGGTTGTGATAGAAAGTTTCAGCATAATCTATAAAATTAGAACTGTCAATATTTTCAAAAAGCATTACTTCTCTTCAATATCATCGGGAACTGCTGGCATCTCTTCAACATCCACAATGGTATCAACTTCAGTATTTACTTCCGTATCAACTTGATTTGTAAATCTAGACGATACGTGATGTAGTGCTTCCAGGGCACCCGACGTTGATAGCAAAACTGAATGTAAATCTGTCAGCTGTTTTTCGTTCTGTCTGTATGTTGTGACAAGATTCGTCCGCTGTTGTGTCAATTCGTTTCGTCTAACGACATGTTGGTCATCCTCCGCTGAAATTTCTGTAATAAATTCATTACATAAAGCGATAGCACCTCTAAGAGATTCTATATCTTTTCCAATTTGGGTGGTTTGTCGACTCAACTCGGCATAATTTGCGGTATCTGTCTGGGATTGGTTTGCTAGACTGTTGCGGAAATTCTCAACATAATCTAAAACATTAATTTCTTCACTCATAATCTATTTGTCCTTTCTAATAGTAATAGTCAATATTATTTAGGACAAATAGATTAGTGTTTTAAGTTCTTTGAAATTTATTTTATGCGGCGTCCACTGTCATTGTTCCAGCACCTGTTGCCATCCCTGCGGTATATGTAATACCAGAGTCAGCAAGGTCACCATCCTTATCCTTCAATGTAGCAGAACCTTTTGTCAATGTAGTTCCGGTTACAGAAATGGTATCGGGAGCGTCGGGAGCTGTGAAATCAAATGTAAGTTGGTTCGTTCCTGTTCCTGCAGTGTATGCTGCGGTTAGAGCGCCGGCAGTTGTTGCTGTCAATGGGATTGTTAGATCTCCAGTTGTTCCTGCAACGACTACTTCCTCATTAAAAATTACTTTAACTTGTCCTTCGAGCGCTTCTGTTACATTGGTTCCGACAAATTCGATTGAGTTGATCGTTGCTCCAGCAAGTGAGTCTGACAATGATCCAGCAGCAACCAGTATTTCTTTTGTTCCATCGGGTCGTTCATACACCCATCCAGTTTTGTCGGCATAGGTTTTCTTCTTTTCAGTATCGGACAAATATTTTGGTTTGGCTTCGTCCCCGCCAGTTCCGGTCCCCCAAAGTGACATAATTCTCTCCTAGTATTTTAGAGTATTTATAATCAGTCCAATTTGGTCTTTAATTTTGCTAGCGCTTTGGGTGGAATATCAGTTTCTTTAATTCTGCGCGGTTCTGGATACCAACCCCTCAATGACGTTTGTTTTGGTTTCTCTATTCTAGATCCTTCAACACGAACTACGAAAGCTTTCGCTGATCCATTTTTCAATAATTCTGTAACTTTCCCATAATAGTCAAAATCACTTTGTTTCTGGTGTATCCAATCTCCGACATTATGGGATTCCTCAATTACTTTTTTAAAGTTTGTCCCTTATCGGCAGCTGCGTCCATAGAAAGTTGATCGACATAAAGCGTATTGATCTTCAATCTGTCATTCTCTTCAATTGCTTCGGTTTCCGCTTGATAGTATTCATCGAGTTTCTGTTGAACAGCGATAAGAGTGTGTGATTCTAATTGAACACCTTTATAAGTTCTGAGTGGTTTTGTTCGTCCCATCCCTTTACTTAATCTAAAAAGATCGTCAATCATTTGATGCTGATCTAATGCGGGTCCAGAACCAGCGCCATGAGCTTTTGGATCAATACCTTCATCCAATTCAACATCTTCGGTATCTTCAGCGAGGGAACCCTTACCAGAAAATTTTTGATTCAGAATTTTTTGCATATCTGGTGGAACTGCTAGACCATTAAAAGAGGTTGGCGCTTTAGAGTGTCCACCCTTCTTTAGCAAACTGAAAAGAGAGTTGACATTTTTTTGCAACTCGTTATCTTTATCATCATCAGTTTTACCAAGATCATGAGTTTTTAAAGTACTTTTGTTATCTTTTTCATCTAGCATATCATTATCCTCTTGGTTATTTGTGGATTCTTTCTTCGGTGATAATTTTGAAAATAGTTTATTCATGTGGGAAATCACTGATTGCATGTTCCTATGCGAGAATTCTTTTTCACTGGGTTTCAATTTATCTTGTAATTCATCCTCAAATTCAAAAGAAAAACCTTTTCCGCCTCGGGTTATTTCTCCGACGATATCACCAGGAGTTCCTTTCTTTTCTGTCCCTGTGTCTATAACCGGTATCACACCTTTTTTTGAAGAAAATTTAGGAGCAATTCTTAATGTAGACTCTTCAAGTTCTCCAGAGTCTTCACTCTTCAACCATTTTTGCGCTTCTTTTTCATCCACAAATTTATCAAGTTGAGGAATGTACCATTGCTTTTTATCTCTATTGTCGTCAAGATAAATGTCAATGTCCTTTCCAGATTTCGCTCTGAATGGGAATGGTCCTTTTAATTTTTTGATGTCTACTTTCTCATTCATAGTATTAGACTCTTGCCATAATACAGCGCTTCCTCGACCGCCACTATCATTCCAATTAATCCCTATTACCGATTTACCAGATTTCCATGTTGACGATTTAGCATTATATTTGTATCCATTTGATTCTAACACTTTCATGATCTCATCGAGTGTTAGCGCACTTGGTATAACCACGGTATCTCTATTAATAGCTTTGGGTTTCGGTATCTTCGCTGTATTACCGTTCCAAATTTTTGCTTCCGATGGTACTAATTTAACTAGTTGTTCGGGTGTAGTTATTTTCTTTCCCTCTCTCATCATAGTTTCTTCCCGCATATTTCAGCATCAAAAAGTTCTAATGCTTTTTTTGCATCATCTTTGATATCTTCGTTTATCATCATTTTTTGCTCCCACCGCTTAATCGTTCACGTTCAGTTTGTCGAACTATTTTTTTGGATTTTCGTGCTAGTCTGTCAACTAGTCCTTTCTTGGAAGTGATTCTTTTTTCTATTCTCGCCTTCTCTCCCGGTGTCAAATCGCTCAAAGATTTTCCGGCAGCGAATTTCTTCTTTAGCGTATTAATTGCCATTTTCCGTGATTTCTTGTCCAATTTTTCTGGAGTTGATCGACGCTTCATGGCAAGTTTTCTCTTCATCTTTATTTTATTTTTCATACGCTTCATAACTCGACCACGTTTTATGCGGTCGGATCGTGATAATACTTCAAATAGTTGGGTCTCTAAATTTTCTGTGGTATCCACCATTTCTCTAAGTCCAATTGCAACTAGGTTAAACAGATTTTTAATCTCTTTATTATTTAGAGATTTTGGGGTTCCCTTTGCAAATGATGTAATATCATCACTTTTTACAAAGTTTCTCATCTTAGAAGCGGACATTCCAGAAACATCGTCAGCATCGGGATCTCGTTCGCCAGCAGAAATAACTTCTATTTTGTCAAAATTGTAAAGATCTCCATTATATTTCTCTAGAACACGTTTAAACTCGGGAACTCTGTCAGAACCCACAACCATAGTAACTTCCGTATAACCCTTCTTTTCGAGTTCGGGCATTATTTCGAATACTTGGCGAGATTTGGACGATTTTACAATATTACCAAATGCCAATTTAGCAAACTTTAACTTGTCGTCGTATTTCAGCGGGTCTTTTTTCATGTTCCTTGTATGAGAAAGGAAAATCATTGTATCTGCGTTTTTCTTTTTGGATACTGATTTTAATTTATCAACTAAAAATTCATGTCCAGTAGTTACTGGATTCATTCGACCAAATGTAAATACAACTGATTTCCCCATTATTTGCTCCATTTTTTGTCAACATTAAAATTTAGATTTGAAAATTCTAATCTATCAACGAATTTAACAGCGCCACCAGTTAATTTATCAATTGCTACGAATCCTTCCGGGTTTGTGACCCTTATTCCGGTTTTATCTACAACGAAATTCTTGATTTCCTTGTTTACACCAGATTCCAATTTTCTGATTATACGATCCTTGATGTTTGATACGGCGGTTGTAAAATTCACAATATCAATTATGAGAGGTCGAAGATTTTTCAGGGATGATAAGATTTGATCCCGCCTTTCTGTCTTCTGTGTCTTCCCTTTCTCCGATTTAACCTTTGCTATAACCTTGTCGTTGAAATGACTCTCAACATGGTTAAAGTAGTCGAGAACAGCGAGTTTTCCTCGTCTGACAGTCGATCCCTTTCTAATTTGTGAATTAAAAAAGGTCATCAAACCCGCTCCCAATTCTGAGGATTTTAAGTTTCTCTGAATTAAATGATATTCCCGATATTGTTTAGAGTTTTTCCCAGTTATATTAACTTCGAGTTTCTCTATCTTTTCTATGTCGTCCGAGAGTTTAACAAATTCAGATGCTGAGAATAAGATGTTTGAAAAGTTCTTGTATTCTGCATCATCAAACCAAACTGATTTTATCCGATTCAATTTTGAAACATCAGCGCCAAAGGA